ACTTATCTTTATTAATATCGTGGCTAGGATAAACATAAGTTTTTGATACTGCGTGAGTTTCCATAGTGTATCTATTAGGTGTTTTAAAAAAGTCATAACCTGTAACTGTCAGATCACATTCTACAAAATTAGTCAGCCAATAGATTGAGACAAGTCCAGTAGTCGGTCTTTGATATTTTAATTGATTACACATTGATTGATATTCTTCTTTGTTCCATAACCAAGCATAAGGTTTATAAACACTAGGCATACGTTCCATTCGTTTGCCGTTCTTTTCTGCATTGAGTCTTATGATGTTTTTTATTTCAGGATAATAACCTAACTTATCTAATAAGAAACTATGTGCTTGATTGACTAAGTTATCTATCCAAACATCACAAGGTTTTGTCATTATACCTAAGTTCATTCTAATAATAACTTCGTAATCAGAATAATTAGGTTCTTTGTCTAAGACAGCATTACCAATTAAAAGACATTTTTTATTTTTAAGATAAGTAAATGGGTCGAACATTACTCAGTAAAGCAAACTTGATAATTTTCGTACTTAGCTAGTTTTGCGTTCCACCATTCTTTAGGTTTAACAGTTGCGTGTGCGTTCATACCATTAGGAAGTATCTCTCGTGCTTCTCTACAACAGATCGTTAAGAATACAAACTTAGTAGCATAAGAAAATATCTCAGATAATATATCGTCAATGAATTCCTCAGGAATATGCTCTAATACATCTGTGCTTATAACCAAATCAAACTTTGTATCAGGTTTATTACTATACTCAGGAATAGCTGGGTCGTATTTATGTGCTTTCCAATATGTTGGGTGGTTTTGTGCTTTACCACAACCATAATCTAACATTGTTTCTATGTTATGTTTTTTTCTAACTTCATCTATTAAAGGTATGTATTCAATGACAGTTGTTCCTCGCCATTTCTTTTCGTTTTTATGAAATTCTTTAGCTTGATCTAAATAGGTATCGTATAAAGACATTACTTCGGTCTGTACTTCTTAATAGCTTGTGAAATAAATATGTTTTTATAAAGACTTACTTTTTTACCAAACTTTTTATCAGCTTGTCTTTTAGCTGACTTATATGCTTTAGATTTTTTGTTAAATGATTTTGGTTTACCAAGTCTTTTGGGTCTAGCTTTTGCGTATATAGGTTTCTTAGCCATTACTTCTTTTTCCTTTTAGCTTTTCTTGCAACTGATAATGCGATTGCAACAGATTGCTTTCTTGATTTACCTGATTTCATTTCTCTTTTAATGTTATAAGATACTGATTTTTTACTATATCCTTTTTTAAGTGGCATAATTGTTTCTCCTGTTAGTTTGGCTATTAAATTTGTTAAAGTCATTAATAACCTAGATAAGGTTTATATACTATTTTTCCATCTTCATTTCTACTAGCGATTAAAGATTGTCGCCTATTATCATTCTTATTATAAGAAACGTGAACCCACCCTGAGTTAGGTTCTTCATCTCCTTTAAAAAATTCCAGGATTATTTGATCGTATTCGAGATTATTTCTAATATAATTAAATAGTTCTTTGTTTGAAATTCCCCATATTTCTACATCGGCTGCCATTCCAAGAGTATGCTGAGAATTAATTGATGAACCAATCTCAATGCACAATTCTGCACATCTAAATCCCGAAGAAATAATAAGTGGTTTGGAAAAATGACTACGGATCGGTTGTAATACGTTTATACAAAGTTCTTTTAAATTTTCAATAACATCAGGTGTTGGATTGTTATTAATGTTTTTACGTTCCGCAACCTGACTTTTGATTAATTCATCAAGTGTAAAATTAGCACTAAGTTTCATATTTAGGCAGTATTATATTCTAAAGTTTTAATTCATTCAATCTTACATTAGAGCCTATATTACCTTTGACAAAGGTATTAAATGCAAGACTTATTCGGATATTTGAATCATTTTTTTGAAAAACATTGTGAGTTACAGAAGAAGGAAATATTATTAATTTTTTTGATTTAACAGGGTACCACCAATCTTTAGAATTCCATATATTGTAGTTTTTTATAAGAGGTTGAATAAAAGAATATTGTCTATTTGTAAAGTTAATACTATCAATGATTTCATCAGCTTTTATATATAAAACTCCTGAAATATAAGAATTAGGATGTGAATGTTCGTGGTGAAATTGATTTTGTCCATTATAATTAATCCAGGATTGAGTTATATAAACTTGAGTATCATCTGCAGGACAGACAATATTATCCATATATACTTTAATGTTTTTTTCTATAAAATTTTTAATGTCTTTTAATTCTTTTTCTTCTAAAAGATAATTATTATTTGAAGTATTATTTCCTATATTATCATTCGCATCATTTATTTGATTTTTACAAAAATTTAATTCTTTTTCTGTAAATTCTCTATCTAATTCTGTATGAAATATTGGAACTGGAAAAACACCACTTATTTCAAAATTAGATTCTTTCATACTCTACCATAACATAAACAGATTTTTTATTTTGATCACACGTTCTAAATAAAACTTTATCAGATGAATCAACAATAAATAAGTTATTTTTTTCATTTTTATAAAAATCATCATTTATAATTAAACCACCATCATCATTATTAATTGTGTAAATAGCTATTTTTCTATTATCTTTAATATCTAAAGATATTTCTTTTTTACTTTCCATTTTAGGAAGCATTAAAGATTTTGCTAAATGTATTTTCCATAATACATCCTCTTCTAAAAAATTAATTTTATCTATAATTGGATTAAATAAGTTTATATAATTTACATTTAAACTTGCATTATATAAATCTGAATTTTTTATAAATATATGTTCAAAACAAAATACTTTACTAGGAGCTATATTAAAATAGTCTCTAAAAAACCAGGGATAATTTTCTCCATTTAAACAAACAATTAAATCTTTGTGGTATATATGCGTTAATGCGTAATCATATTTTTTCATATTAAAACTGTTTAACCCTATCTTTGTATATTGAACACCCTACATAAATTTTAACAAAATGACAAGTTTTACCTCTATAATAATCATAACCTTTAACATTTCCTTTGTTTCTATTCATTTAATTTAAAATTAAAAGATATTGATATTCTTTTTTCTTCACTATTGTTTCTTGTTACATAATGAGGAAGGCTTGAAGGAAATAAAATAAATAATCCAGGTTCTGGTTTTATCCAATAAGTTTTATCTAAATATTGATTTATAGGATATTGAAAAGTAATTACTCCACATTCTTTTGGTGCAGTTACATAATAAACACCAGATAAGATTGGAGAATTAATTAAGCTATTTACATTTATATGATGATGTAAATTAGTTGAATGATTCTTTTCGTGTATATGTCCCCAAAATTCATCTACATAATAATTTTTATTATATTTATCTTTAAGTTCTTTTATAATTAAAGATAACATTTTATTTACCTCTTGATGTTCTGGAATATCAGTATCTTCTGATAAAGTGTCTGTTATATCAAAACCTCTTTCTCTTGTTATTTGTTTTTCATAAGAAAGACAATGTTGTTTGATTATATTATTGTTTATAACAGGAAGCTTTCCTATCTCAATGGCAGTTTCTGTTAATACTAATTTTTCTAACATTTAAAAATCTTTATCTAAAAAGTTATCTATTATTTTATAATTAGTATTCAAAAGTTGAATCTCTATATCCATTTTTACCTTTAGGCATAAAGTTAAAAGCTAAAGAGTATCTAACATCGTTAGAATTATTTTGTAGTTGAGTATGGTATAAATTACCTGGAAAAAATATTATATCATCTTCTTCAATTAATTCATTGTGTCCATAACCATTGTATCTGTTCCATTCTTTTGGAATAATTTGAATATTTTCACTATTAAATTTATTAAAAGATATGTGACCAGAATTAATTGGAAATTTAAAATAATAAACACCTGATATAAAACAATTCATATGTTTGTGATATTCTCCAGAATTACCAGGGTTAGATTTAGTGATCCAAGAAGTAGTTATAGAAAAATTATTTTCATATTTATATAAATTAATATATTGATAAAAACATTTTAATATTTCTTTTTTTATCTCTTTAAATTTATCTAAATTTAATACATATAGATCATCGGACATTAATGTTCTATCTTTCGTTTTTTGAGATCCTGATTTTAAATATTTAACTTTATTAGCATAAAGTAATAAATTATTTTTATCTTCATTAGATAAATTTAATTTTGTTTTACCAATAGCCGTGCTAAATATATCTAAATATTTCATAACTTTCTTTTGTATGTATATACTACATATAATTAAAAAATTAACTATTCTCCAGAATCTACTTGTTCTTCCCAAGAAGTTGTGGATTCATTCCATAGATAAACTTTTCCATCTTGAGGAGACCTACTAGGTGCTTCCCATAGACAAGAGGTTTCATTTAAAGTCCAAGATGGATATGGTTTAGGATACAAAAAAGCATCTCTATTTGGATCGTAAGTAAAATTAATACCAGGAAAATTTTTTCTTAAAGGAGTTCCTCCTAATTTATGAACACCACCAAAAGTATTATAAGAACATTGTTTCCAATTTTCCCATTTATATAAATTTTTAAGATAATTTATTCCTGCAGTTTCATCTGTAGCTATATCATCTTGTACTCTATGAATACTGAGAACAACATTGTTTTCATCTAATTTTGCAAAATGAGCCATTATGCAGTGTAGCTCCCATCACCAGTAAATTTAATAACTTTGTAACTTCCATCATCTGTAACAGTTGGACTACCTGTTGTAGTACCTGAATAGTTAGATGCTAAAATTCTTAATATAATTACTCCATTACCACCGTTTCCGCCTGCTTGTGCAATACCATCAGGGCTAGCACCACCGCCGCCTCCACCAAGACCAGGTGTACCATTTCCTGCTAAAGCGGCTCCACCGCCGCCACTACCACCAGCACCAGGACCTCCTGCTTTCCAGTAAGCCCCTCCGCCTCCACCAGCATAAGTTACTGCTGAACCTGTAATTGAATCTGAAGTACCATTTCCACCGTCTCCTCCTGGTGAATTATATCCACCTGCTCCACCTGTCGAGCCAGAAGCACCACCGCCTCCGCCTCCGCCACCAGAAGCATAACCACCGTTTCCACCATCAGCACCTTGAGATGGACTAGTTGCTGGAGTATTTCCTGATCCTCCAGAACCTAAAATTCCTCCGCCAGCACCGCCAGCACCACCATCAGCACCATTAGTATCTCCACCATAGCCATTGGCTGTTCCAGCTCCTCCGCCAGATGCAGTGTAAGATAAATCTGTTCCAGAAATAATTGAATCTCCACCGTTAGGGCCCTGACTACAATTTCCCCCAGCGGCTCCTGTACCTAAAGTTATAGTATATACATTATTTTGAGTTATTTCGAGACCGCTAAATGAACGCATACCGCCTCCGCCGCCTCCGCCGCCATAAGCAACATCATTATGACATCCCCTGCCTCCGCCGCCTCCAGCGACCAAAAGTAGATCAATTAAAAATTTTTTAATTGATAATCCTCTATTTCCAAATCCTTTTGCGGATCCTCCTCCTATTGAACTAATTAGTGGCATCTTTCTATCCTCCTATTATGCAAATTGTGTTTGAGAAGCTAAAACTGTAAATGTAGCTGAACCTGTTTTTATAATTGTGTAAGTGTAAGTATCAAGCGAACTAGCATTACCAGCAGTTGGTGCTGAACCACCTTGCCATTCAGGAGTTACAGACGAACCATCTATTTGAAAAGCTGAATTATAATATGCAGTTCCGCCTTGTTTAACTATATGTGCTATTGTAATAGATTCTCCTGTGTCCATAATTGAATCTAAAGAATTAGAAGCATCTCCTCTAACATTTAAAGTCCAGTTACCAGTTGCATCAGAAGTATAATTTAAAACTGATTGAGTTATAACATCATAGTTTAATGTTCCAGTTGCCGCAGTTGCAGAATTAGTTACTTTTTCTGCTATTTGTTGAATTTTAGACGCACCTAATGTTACTCTACCAATACCTTTTGCTGATAAACTAAAATCTATATTTGTATCATCTCCTGTTGCTGTAATTGATGGTGCATTTCCTGTACTATTATTTGTTACTGTAATTTCGTTAACTGCACTAGCTGTTTCAGAAAATTTAATTAATTCTAAAGTTCCATCTCCTATTGCATTTCCATTAACATCTAATTGCCCACCAAGTTGTGGTGTTGAGTCATTTACTAAATCTGCTACTACTGATGAGTCTAACCAATTAACTGTGTTTGCAGAATAATCTATTGTTGCTAAAGATATATCATCAGTTCCATCAAAAAATTTTAAAGTAGGATTTGTTGCATTTGTAGTGTCTAACCAAATAGTTCCAGCAACAGCAGACGTTGGTCTTGATGTTCCTGAGTTAGATGTATTGATAGCTTCTAAAGTCGAATTTAGATCACTTCGAAAAGCTGGAAAACCCTGATTTTGAATTAAATAATCTCCTTGTGCCATAATGCTTATATATCTTTTTTAATATCCTTTTGCAATATAATCAAAAACTCTTGAAACTCCTGTATCTGAACTGTTGAAAAATGCTACATCAAATCCATTTATTGTTTTATTTGAAACTGTAAAATAGTCTCCAGTATTTGCATTTTCCATTGTAATACCAGTAGCATAATTAACAGATTTGAATGGATTTGTAAATGTAACTGTATAGGTACTTGTTCCTGATGTTATGTCATTTCCACTAAATATTCTGTCAGGCATATCTACTGTAACTGTTAAAGCTGATACAACTGGAGTAGATGATAAATCAGCAGAAGTCATAACTAATCTAAATTTTAAATAACGACAAGTATAATCCCCAATTACAAAATTTCTAAATGAAGTATAAGTTACATTGTCGTCTGATGTTGCTACCTCAATATGTGCATCACAGTTTGCTGGTGTGTCTCCATCAAAGTTAGATGCTTGACTATCAAATAATCCACTTCTTTCGTCAAAGGTATTATCTAAGTTATCTGATGTTTGAGTGATAGAAGCTGTAACTCTAACTGTATGTATTGCACCAATGTCAATTACATTTGCAAACTCATAACTACCTGATGCGTATAAGTCTGATGCAGTTAAACCTGAATCAAATAATCCTGTACCATCATCAAAGTCTCCACTAGCGGAATCAAAAAGTTCTGAAGAATCTAATCTTAAAGTATTATCTGTTTCAATTACATTTGTTTTAGTTCCTGTAAAGTCAGGGTGTTCGTTTTGTGTAGCAACAGCATTAAAATTAATTACAGAAGATACATTTGATATTATTGCAGTTTCGTTAGAACTAAAGTTACCTAGTTTATCGACAGCTTTAATTAAATAGGTACCTTGTCTTGCTGGTACTGAAATTGATGTTGCTGGTCGAGATATTTTATTAACTAATGATACTGAGTTTTGCCAAGTAGCTGAACCATCTGTCGCTGTTGAATATCTTAAATTATAATAAGCTAAATCCAAATCAGGTACGGCCGTCCAACTTAGGTGTGCTTCTTGTCCTACTATATTACAAGAAAAATCTTCTACATCACTTGGTGGAGCAATCGCACCTACAATGGTTCTTGATGCAGATACATAAGTTGATGAAATACCTAAAGCATTTACAGCTTTAACTCTTACGTCATAAGTCTCTTGGTCAATTACGTTTAATACTCTATGATTTAATCCTGAACCTTGTGCGTATATGATGTAATTAGTATCTGAACTTAATTTATATTCTACTTGGTAATAATCAACAAAACTATCAGGAGAAGCAGTTAATGCTATGTCCAATGCCACGATTACAGTTCCGTCATTGTATTGGATTAGTTGGTCAGATAAAGTTACACTTGCTGGTGGTTGAATACTAAATGGATTAGGAAGATTAGTTGTTGGAATAATTGCTTGTTGAGTTTTTGACGACCAAGTGTAATGTGCATTTTGATGTTCAACTAAGTTTAACCCTACTGTAAAATCTTCGTTAAATGTTAATGATAAAACTCTAAATGGTTTTGTTGAGAAACCTAATGAACTATGAGTTATATTTACAATATCTCCTATTGCTAAATCATAAGAATTAAAAGCAACATTGATTGACAAAGTTAAAGATTCTCTTGATCTTCTTAAAATGATTTCTGCCATCTCCTCAGCTTGATATGGATTTGTGATTGTTTGAAAATCAAATCTACCCTCTAATAAATATCCGCCATCTAAATTTACCATTGTTGCGTGTTGATCTGCACTTGGTAATCCTGAATCATCTATTGGTGGATATTGAATTTCATCTACTTGATAATTACGATCAGGATTTACATAAGAAACTATAACTCTATTAAATTTATTATTTTTATCAGGAGAAGCTAAACTATATCCATTTATAATATCATTTTCTGTTAATGTAATTGAAGCTGTACCAGTTGTCTCAATAATAAGTTGGTATTTACCACCAGTATAAGGAAGATAACCTCGACAACCTTTTAATAATTGTCTTACATTATCAATAATACTTAATGAAGTATCTAATGCTGTATTGCAATCAAAAATGTTTATGTCTGAACCACCTGAATAAGGAGTTACTTGTGTTTCGCAAACTAATGATGCATCATAAAAAGATTGTAAATCCATTTCATTTACTGACAATCCTTTTCCATATCTTGCGTTAGTTAAGTAATCTAATAAACACCAAGCTGGATTAGTTGAGTAAGATGCTGTTTGTGCAACTAAACTAGCATTATAAGTTACAACTTTTTTACCTTGTACTTTTGCTTGTATTTTAGGAACTCCACTAAATACATCTTGATTCCATTTAAAACGAATAGCAAGATAAGCTAAACCTGATAATTTATGATTTGCACCCCAGTTAGATAGTGTAGATAATAAACTTGATGCTGATTGACCATCAGTTCCATAATGAGGTTCTACTGTAATTAAACTTTCTGAATTTTTATAAAAGTTTGTATCTGAACTATTGACTGTTACTTGTGTATTGTCTGCTAAATCTGCTGACCAAGTAACTGCTTTATCATCTATTCTTATTTCAGATATGTCAGATATTTCTCCCTCTGATAAAACTAAGGCAATATAAAGGTAAGTATTATCTGTTCCTGAAGTTTCTACGAATACTCTAGTTCCACCTACTAATCTTTCTCCATATACAACAGGAATACTTGCATCATTTGATTGTTTGTTTATGAGTAATCCTTTTTCAAAATTGTCTTGGTAGCTATCTCCAAAATTATCTAACTCAGGAGTTTTGGGTCTAAATATCCAAGCTATCGCAAGTGTAGTAACTAATGCAACAATAGGATTAGTTAAAAATCCATAAACTTTGGCAGCTTTTGTAACAATATTTGAAACTGTTTTAAACCAACCCATTATGCTCTACCCCATTTAATATCTAATACAGTTTGAGATGAAAAATCCATACCAACATCTGTATTAAAGAATCTTTGTTGTGATGTATTGTTTGTTTTTCTGCCGTTTTTCTTTTCGAAGTCTGCCCAATGAGAAACGATTGTTAAATTAATTAAACTATCTTTAGGAGATTCATTGATTGCAAAACTTTCAATATTTCCTTTGTATAATAAAAATGGGTCAGCAATTAAAGCATTGTTTGCATCTAATAAACCTCTATAAATTATAACTTCATCATTAATTACTGATTCATTCAATACTGTTGAGATAAAAGTTTGGTCTGCACCTGATAAAGAAATACCTATTGATGACTTAGTAATATCTACTTCTTCTGTAAAATTAGTAATTCCTAAAACAAAATCTGATGCTGTGTAAGTTACTGATGAACCTGATACTGAACTTGTTAATGAAAATGAGCAATCCGTAAGATTAACAGGAGTATCAAAACCGATAGTAATAAGGTGTATTGGTCTAATATCATTTGTTGCTAATGTGTTCTTTACTGCTGTCGTTAGACTTCGGCTCATCTTCGTAAGTTCTCCTAATTACTTTATAATTTAAAACTTTGATAGTTGCATTTTCAGTAGGTTCTTCATATTTGCCTAAACGATTAGTTTTGATGTCTATTTCTTTTTCATCAACTAATTCTTCTGCAAGAATATCAACTGAGACCCAATGTTTTACAAGATATTTCATTCTATAATGCTTCTTCTAAATCAATC